TCAGCAGGTGAAACCGTAAAAATCGGCACAGGACTTGCAATTGCTGTTCCAGATGGCTATTTCGGTGCAATCTTCGCCAGAAGTGGTCTTGCTACAAAAAAGGGTTTAAGACCATCGAACTGCGTGGGGGTTGCCGACTCCGATTACAGAGGCGAATATATCGTAGCACTCCACAACGATTCTAGCGTTACACAGATAGTTGAACCCGGTGAGCGTATTGCGCAGCTTATCATTCTACCTTATTTAACGGCACAATTCAAAGAAGTTGAAGAACTTGATGAAACAGAGCGTGGCACTGGAGGGTTTGGTTCAACTGGAGCAAACTAAAACAATATAGCGGTGGTAGCAATATCACCGCTTATTTTTTTATATACAAAACAAAATGATTGGAGTTATTTATATGGAAAAGAAAACAATCTTTATACATAGAGAAAAAAACGAAGTAAATAATAACACGCACCAAGAGGATAGGCTTGTTACATTTATAAATGGTGACAAAGATATTATGCAAATTATAAAAGAATTAATTAAAAATAAATATAAATCTTAATTTTATTTACAATATGAAAACCTCGTGTTACAATACATTTAAGGTATAAGAAAAATACATAGGAGGTACAAGCATATGATAAAAAGAAAAATGGCGGGATATTTGAGATTAAGCGAAGAGGACGGAAATAACGAATCTTTATCTATTGCAAATCAGCGCCGCATAATACAACAGTATGCAGAAGAGCATGAATATGATATAGTAGAATTTTATATCGATGACGGATTTAAAGGGTACAAAATGGAAAGACCTGCATTTAATAGAATGTTGCAAGATTTAAAAGATGGCACGATAGATGGTGTCATTGTAAAAGATCTTTCAAGATTCGGAAGAAACTCTCCTCGTGTGCAAATACTCTTAGAAGACTTGGCAATGGAAGACAAAGAGGTTATCAGTATTAATGACAACTATAGCAACTTGGAAGATGAAGATTCAATTCTAGGTATTAAAACATGGTTCAACGAAAGATACGTAAAAGATATTAGTAAGAAGATTAAAACGGTAATACATTCAAAACAAAAAGAAGGCAGATGGATTACCGAAGTACCATTTGGATATAAAAAGATATTTAGCAAGAAACACGCTTTTGAAGTGGACGAACTAACTTGTGGATATGTAAAACAAGCATTCGAAATGTATATCAACGGCTACGGCACAAACGCAATTGCAAAAATATTTAATGACAACGGAGTTCCAACACCAACACAAGCGGCTGCGCGAATTAGAGAAGAACAAGGTATACCACCATCAAAAAGACAAGTTGTTACAATGTGGTCAAGCACTGTGGTCAAAAGAATGATATCAAATGAATTTTATATTGGCACTCTTGTACAAAGAAAATGTAAAACAGTTGGCATTAATGGCAAAACTATTTTAAGAGACAAAGAAGAGTATATTAAATTTGAAAACAATCATGAGGCTATTATCGACAAGGAAACATTTGTACTGGCAAATAAATTAAAAACGGAAAGGGCAGAAAAACATCAACACAAAGGAATAAGAAAAAATAACAATATATTTGCAGGCATGATATATTGTAATGAATGTGGAAAATTGATGACTGCTAGAAGTGGAATAAATAAGAGAAGATATTATTTATGCTCAACTTATAATGCATTTGGATCAGACTACTGCTCACAAAACAGGGTATATGAATATGAACTAATAGAATTTATTAAAATATATTTAAGACAATGTAGAAACAGTTTGGAGGACGCAATAGCAAATCTAGATGGTATTATAGAGAGTGAACTCAAGCAATTATATAATGAAAAATCTATTAAATCATTTGAAACCCTAAAAAAAGAATATGGCAAGGCATCACAAGAACTGATGGGTCTTATGGAGCAAAAGGTTAAAGACATAATTAGTAATCCCTCTATGAAAGATATTATAGAACAAACCTATCAAAAGGCTATTAATGAAAAATCGGCATATTTGCAAAATCTAAAATCACAAATAGATGAGCAAGAATCGGTATCAACATCATCAAAGGAGGCAAAACAAGGTCTAAGTAAGGCATTATTGGTTTTTGACGAAATTCTTGCTAGTGATACTTTGACCGTTAAACAACTGAAAATTCTTGTAGATCGAATTGTAGTAAAGAATGGTGCCGGAATTGATGTGTATATGCATGGCAACTTAAATGAGGTTATGAGAAGTCATGTTGATATAAGCCTCACCGCCGTAGACATCTATAAGAAAGCAATAATAGATAAGGCATTTGAAATGAAAGAGTTTTATTTTCAAGATTTACACAGAGAGGTTGCCAAAATGGGATATAAGGAGGGATATTATAATAAGTTTATGCCAATTATCAAACAATTGATAGGTGCAGGCGTAATTATTCGAACTCCAAGAGATAGTGACAAGAATTATGTCAATGGTACTAAAAATCACGCTTATATGTTGTTCAATTTTTACACAGAAGAATACATCGACAGATATAGATGTGCCTCTGATGTATCTTTTTTGGAACTACTACAGATATGTAAATGGGCAAATCATGTTGGATAATAAGACTGTGTTTAGCAGTCTTATTTTTTTTCGTAAAAAAAATAGAGCCGCATAAGCGACTCTTATTTCAGTAGTCCCAAAAGAATATCTCTTGGGTTAATTGGGGTGGTAGGCTTCAACTCCTCCCGTGCAAACGATAGACTTTGTAACGGTTGAATAGTTGGAGGTTGCTGGATAATTGTGTTATTTATATTTTGCACAGTTTGCTCAAATTTATTCCGAAACATTTCTAGTCTTTTTAATGGGAATTGTAATCCAGAAACTGCTATTAGTGTTGTGGCCTCAGAAACCCCATAAAATACATCATACACACCATTAAATTCTTTGGTAATAGAATTGATCTCCAAAGAACGATTTGAAGTAGAAATGCCTAAGTACATTGCTGTTTTTGAAGTAATTTCAGCATATATACCGTTATGCATGCTTTGAATGATCTCTGAAGCGGCGCTTTTTGATTTACTAAGTTTACCGATAACAGCAACTCCAGAACAAGACAGTATTTGTTTTCTCTCTGCTATATCTATATTGCCGTACATACTTAAATTTTTGAGATTAATAAAAGCATCTAGTTCTCTTACAAATCTGCCATTAATAACAAATTTATCGCATTTGGAGTTGTCGAGTAAAAATGTTGCACCAAGTCCTCGAATAGACATTAACTCTGCACAGCAGTTCCATGTGTTTTCACAACTTTTTGCAGATTCTATTTTCTCGTCCGGTAAAACAACGACTGGTATACACACCTTTTGTACTTGTGATAGGTATGTCATCAATGGAGTGCTCAAACCAGATCCTGTTCCACCACCCGCACTGAATACACAAATAATGTACTTTTGTGGAAGTATATTAGTAATTTTATCAACGATATCACCTATATGTTCAGAAGCTAATTGTAGTACTCTTTTTCTATCTTTAGCTGCACCTTCTGCATTAGGAATTGCAATTTTATGTGTTCCTTTTATGCTGTTAAGATCCTCTGTACTTGTATTTAAGAATGCCACAGAATAACCTAGCTTCTCAAACTCCATACCTATATTTCCTCCCGCTTGTCCGAGTGCCAATACTCCAAATTGCTCTCTCATTATAACATCTCCTTTAATTTTTCTATTCCATTTTGATTGATATAGTAAGTGTTAAATTTTCCATCTTTCACTCCATTAGAAATATAATTTTGATAATGTAATGAATTAATTTCCCTATAAATGGTTGAATAAGATTTCCCAAGTGGTACGGATTTCATAATATCATCAATGCTTACACTGGTCGCAGGACTTTTTGCTTCTACTTTTGATAAAATAGAAAGCATAATTAATTGAATTCTATTCAGTTTCATTTATTTCAATTCCCCTTCTTTCATTTGCACTCATTTGTGTTCATTTTCAATATTAATTCTATCAAAAGAGAACAAGTGCGTCAATATATTTTGACTATAAAAGTCAAAATTGATATAATAAGCTAGAAGGGGGTTAACATGTTGAAGAAAAAAGAGCCAACTGAAACATTAACATTAAGAGTTCCACAAAGCTTAAAATTACAAATTGAAATGGCAGCGAACAAAGACGGGAGAACAATCAACTCATGGGTAAATAAGGTTATGCGAGAATATTTTGAGATTGAAAAAAATAGGGAGTACAGAAATTAATCTGTACTCCCTAAACTATTATTTATTTACTTGTTGTGTTTATGCGTTTTGTAGCTTGAATAATTGCGTCAATCATTTCGTTAATAACATCTTCGTCAATATCATAATTTAATGTTTTTTCCATTGCCTTTACAGTATCAATTACATATTGTTTACGCTCTGCACCAGTATCAAAGTTCTTTTCTGCGTCAACCATCAATTGAAACACAAGATGCATAAGACTTGTCCAATTTTTAGATTTAGCAGATTCTTTAATTGTTTTAACTAGTTGAATTATAAGCGGAATAGCTGTGATTAATCCAGTAACGATTGATAAAATAATATGTAAAATTTCCATAATTATTACTCCTTTGCAAATCATTTTGTATTGCTATCCAATCTTATTCCTTTTATGTCTTCTAAAAATGAATGATTTTTTAATCGATGTTTATATCCATCTTGTATTGTCTCATATGCAGTATCAACTTCGCCATTCTGACGGTTTCTTTCTTTAAGAAAGTTTTCGTAATCATCATGTATTCTATTAATTCGTCTAAATTGTTCTTTTGATAACACGATGTTATAGTCGGCTGCTTTTTCAGCAAAATCAATTATTCTATCTCGACTATTTTCAATAAACATATCTTCTGTCATTTTTGTGTTGACGTTTAATGCATTAGTAACTTCTGATAATGTATTTTTAATTTCAGTAATTTGACTGCCGCACGAAACAGCTCTATTGTCAACGTTTCTTATCCATTCGTTACGTTGTGCAATGTTGTCATCGTTGTAATGTGTGTTGACCTCATTCAATAA